GACGGCGCCTCGGTAGTGAACCAGGGTGTCGCCGAAATCACGATGCCCATTGTCGACCAGACATATGACCCGGCATCAAGCAACGCCCAGTCGGGTGTCGCTATGGCCGGTGCGCTTGCCAGCAAGCAGGACACGATTTCCGACCTTGCCACAATCCGCTCGGGCGCAGCCGACGGCGCGACAGCGGTGCAGCCGGGCGACCTGGCTACGGTTGCTACTACCGGGGCGTACTCCGACCTCACGGGAACACCGACGATTCCGACGGCGACTAGCGACCTGAATAATGATTCGGGTTTCATCACCCTGTCCGATGTTCCGGCACAGGTCAACGCTGACTGGAACTCTTCGAGTGGAGCCTCGGAAATTCTCAATAAGCCTACTATTCCTAGCGGAGTGCAACTGGTTCCCGCAGCCACTAGCGCGGATGCTGACAAGGTGCTGACAGTTGATGCCCAGGGAATCCCGGGATGGGCCGTTATACCCGCCCAATCCACTGGCCTGTTCCAGGCGGAATATGGCACTACGACCTACGCCGACATCGTGCAGGCAATCAACGACAAGAAGATAGTATACTGTCGCCTTAATTCGGGTGCATCACGCATGGCGTTCCTTGCGTACATCGGTTCTTCGAACGTCGAATTCCAGTACTACCGTTCGCTAAGTTCACACAGCGCATCCAACATGACCGATGAAGTTTACGTGTACACGGTATCGTCCACTGGATGGACGACCACGACGCGCAAGACCGGCGTCAAGGTTGTGGCCGGAACCCACATGTCGCAGAGCTATTCAAACGATACGCTTACGCTCAACTGTACCTGGCCCACTGTCGACCAGACCTACGACGCATCGTCAGCGAACGCACAGAGCGGTACGGCTGTCGCTGACGCAATCGCGGGCGTGAACGCCGTACCCGCCTCGACATCAGCTGATGCTGGCAAGGTTCTTACTGTGGATGCGCAGGGAACCCCGGTATGGGCGGCAGTTTCATTGGGCGACGTGAATAACGTACTCCAGGTGAATGCCCTGCCGGCAACCACGGATGCTCACACGCTGTACCTGATACCGGAGACTTAACATGCCGGGATATCTTGGTAACACGAAAACCGGAGGCATGTACCTCGGCTCGACCAAGATAGGCCAGGCCTACCTCGGCTCGACCTTGGTGTATACTTCCGCGGGCCCGGCCCCTACGCCGACGATTCCAGCCGGCATCATAGAGGTATTCGCCGGAAGCACAGTTCCGCAGGGCTACCTGTTCTGTGACGGCTCCGCTGTCGACCGGACAACGTATGCGGCCTTGTTCGCAGTAATCGGTACTACTTACGGCGCGGGTGACGGCTCGACCACGTTCAACTTACCGGACATGTCAGGCCGTGTCGTCCTCGGCGTGTCCGGCGTGCACGCTCTGGCGTCCACCGGTGGCGCCGAGGCGGTCACACTGCAGACGGCAAATTTGCCTGCACACAGCCACAGTGTACCGGAGCACGGGCACGCGAACACGATTGCCGCAAAAACACCCCAGTTGGCACACACCATCACGCAACCAGTGTTCAAGTATAACTCCCCGAACAGTTCTGGAAACAGCTCGGGAACATCGAAGACGACTTGCAAGACTACCAGTACGCAGACGGCATCGAGAGGTACCAACCTCGCAGTCACTGCCCACGCAGCGACAGCATGCACCATGTCCGGCTCGGTCACAAACAGGGCCGCGTTCAATTCGGACAGCACGTCCGGCGGCGGCAGCGCACACAGCAACATGCAGCCGTACCTGGCTGTCAACTATATCATCAGCACGGGGGCATAAATGGAAGTCGGAGCTATATACATGTATGCCGGAAGCACGGCTCCAGCGGGGTTCCTGCCATGTGACGGGAGCGCGATATCGCGTGATACCTACTCTAACTTGTTCGCGGTAATCGGGACAACTTACGGTTCGGGCGACGGCAGCACCACTTTCAACGTGCCCGACATTTCAGGCCGCGTACCGATAGGGAAGTCGACTACGCATGTACTGGCGTCTACAGGTGGCGAGGAAACCCATGCCCTTACTGTGGGAGAAATGCCGGCGCATACCCACGGCATTCCCGCGCACGGCCATGCACATACGATAAAGGCCACTACACCCAAGTTCGTCCACAGCATAACTCAACCGGCATGGACATACAGCGGGCCTAACGGCACGGCGGCGGCCGGCGCGGCCGGAGGCAACCCGGCGTTCAGCGGAACATCCAGTGTCAATGCATCGCGTACTACGAACGTGGCCATATCGGCCCACGCTGCTGCAAACTGTACGAAAAGCGGAAGCATAACCGACTGTAACTCGTTCGACATGGACAACAGCGGGGGTGACACCGCCCACGAGAACATGCAGCCGTTCATAACGATGAATTACGTAATCTATGTAGGAGTATAATATGCCAGTAGGTGCAATTATACCGTTTGCCGGTTCTACAGTCCCTGAAGGCTGGCTACTGTGTGACGGCAGCACTGTGTCACGTGCCGGTTATTCGGAACTGTTCGCAGTAATCGGCGAGACATACGGTGCAGGCGACGGAAGTACGACTTTCACATTGCCTTCCCTGATGGGCAGGGCTGCACTCGGCGCGTCAAGCGGTTATTCCATTGGCTCCACCGGGGGTTCAGAAACAGTAACTATTGACGCCACTGAGATGCCGGACCACTATCATGTCGTGCCCGAGCACGGCCATGATGACACCATCGCCATGAAGACGCCGAGCCTCAGCCATACCATTACGCAGCCCGTGATGAAATACACGAGGCTTGACGGCGCAATCGCCAACGGTGGCAGCGGTTCCCAGGTCACACGATATAATTCTACGTCAAGCAAGAGCATGTCCAGGTCGACCAGTGTAGGCGTTGCCGACCACCCGGCCACTGCCTGCACGATGTCCGGCGGTGTTACGGACTGTGCGGCCATGGACTCGAGCAGCACCGGAAGCGGAGCCGCCCACAACAACATGATGCCGTACCTGGCGCTCAACTTCATCATTTGTGCCAGAAAGTAGGAGGATTTATGGAAGCAATCAACAAATTATGCGTGAACATTTCACAAGACTTCACGGAAGCCCAGAAGGCCCAAGCCCGCGCCAACATCGGGGCGCAGGGCCAGCTTACCGCCGGGTCCAACGTTACCATCGATGCGAACAACGTAATCAGTGCCGCAGGGTTCACTGGCGTGTTCGCCACGGCACCCATATACGGAAACGGTACAGCGGGCGACCCGCTGGTTCTTCACACGTCGCACGGTCTTTCGCTTGTGCAGAATTCCGAAGACAGTACCACTAGCCTGCAAGTGACACATCCGGTTCCTCCGCCGGGCAGTACCAGTACGAACAAGGTACTGACTTGCGTCGACGCGCTCGAGAATCTAGAATGGCGTGACATACCGGAATCGACTTCCGAGGTGTTCCTAGCGGAATACGGGGTCGCAACCGTATCCGAAATTTCCGCTGCCAAGAACGCAGGCAAGGAAGTGTTCACGCTGATTCCGGGAACGTACTACCAGACGGTCGCCTACCTTCGCGAAGTGACCCGCAACGGGGCTAGCGCTAATTTCGCGTCCGTCGTTTCAAACGACTCAAACGTGAAGACAGCCTCAGTCGACAGTTCTGGAAACTGGTCGAACTCTACCGTTAACCTCGCGAAGACATCTGACACCAGCCTTGTACAGAAGCTCAACTATGGCGACCAAGCACCGTCAAGGGTAAGTACGCTGCTTATCGACAACGACGACCCCGAAGGATACTCACAGATTAAAGCTGACAATGTAACGCAGGGGCATCTTGTCGTTGGCCCCTACAAAGGTTTGCTCGATTCGGGCGTACCTGGTGTAGGTGGCGCCAATGCCCCAATCTACATCGACAGCAACGGAACATTCCAACAGTGCAACACCCTCTCCGCAGGCGCCAAGATTTCAATTAACCCCGGCGCCAACAACACCACCGTTATAAGCAACGCGATGCACGAGAGTGTTGTCAACACGTGCCTGATATGGGATACACTCGCCAACAATTACGACTTCGACTATTACTGGGGCAACTGGCGTGTGCATGTTCATCTCGCTGCATTCAGCGACTGGGCTCAGGACGACAGCGCCATCCACATCAGAATCGAACACGTGTACAAGAGCGAGGCGGCGCAGAAAATCAAGTGCGGGTCTTATCAGGTACAGGACTTCTACCCATACCAGGGTGGAAATGCATACGACTTCAGCAATGTACACTGGTACTACGACGGCAATGACCCGTACACCACGGCAACCAACCCCGACCCGTACGGATTCAAGTTCCACCTCAACAACTCGACGCCGACCAGGCAGATGCCAACAGACCAGGCGGCCCACAGGTTCATCGTCGATACCGGCGCCCCGTATGGAGAGTGGCTCGAACTGGACGCCAGCGTCCGTTACCTTGTACCGAACGCGGCGCCGTCGGGCAACGCTATTTATTTGTTGATGAAGGCCAAGTACGCGTATTCTTACGTGTAAGGGAGGGAACATGCTTGACGACCCTAAATTTATAGCGGCCTGTGTACTGCTTATTACGAACCTCGCCGGGTTAATCAAACTCTGGGGTGATTTGGCTAAGCAGCGAGCTGACCGTATCGAAACCAAGGCAGCCAGGGATAAAGATTCTTCGGAACTTCACGACAAGGTACTGAAGCATGACTTCATGATTTCCCAGCTCCGCGACCAGCAGTCACTACAGGCCACCGTTATAGACGACCTGCGCGATACCTGTGCCACGCTCAATAGCAACATAGTTAAGCTGGACACGAACGTATCCAACCTGACGGAAGCTATAAAGGAGATGAAGAAATAATGGACGCCCTGTTCACTGTAGGGTTCATCGTTCTTGTCCTCGTCTGCGGTTACTTCTGTTTCCGCGACGATGACTGGGGCAACCCTAGATAAGTTCTACCTCAAGCAACAGGGCCCCGGGTTCGGGGCCCTTTCACGTCAAAATAATATAGTTTAATGGTATGCCAAGATTTCAACTCAGACAAGAAGAATCCGCTATGGAGAACCTGTGGAGGGCCGCCACCCAGGCCACTCTGTTTTTGCTCAAGCAGCACAGATTTTATGGATTAGTGGGCTACGATAAGAAAACCCTTATCGACGAATGTATATTGCATGGTGTCCGTCACTTCATCGAATTCAAGGTAATGAAGCATACTTACAACCGTAAGTATCCGTTCATGAGCAACGTAATGGGCTCAGTGTGGTCAGTCCAAGGAAACATTGCGAACAAGCTAGTCAAGGATATGGTAACTCGTTACCACATGAACGACATCGCCAACGTCGACTTCGCGATATCGACGCAGGACGGGTTCCCGCTGTACTTAAGCTATGAAGAAACACTCCACCACAAGAAGCGTGCATTTAAGGACATGAAGGCGAGATACAAGGCTAGGCTCGTGCGGGAACTTTACGAAGATTACAGGGCCGAGCATGAACAACTTGGACTTATATCCAAGCCGCTCGAATTTGGGGCTTGGCTAAGTAGATGCGGCTACTCATCTGATTCCGGATTGATGCTTGCGTTGGAGCCTAAGGCAATTCGTAGACAGATGGTTTCCGAACATGCGAAGATTTTAAAAGAGAGCGAACTCACTGAATCGGAACGCCATACACGTGAATACATGCGCGAGTGGCAACGCCGTTACCGGCAGAAGAAACTTCTGGAACAGTCAGCCGAGTTCGAGAAGTTGTACGGGAAACCACCGGAAGGATACGCTTGGAAAGAACGCAACGGAGTCGTCGGGCTGCAGAAACTGAAACTAAAGGAGGAACCTCATGAAGATGGTGTTTAATTTGTTCTACCTATCGCTGTTCATTTCGTTTGTCCGCAAGATTGTAGACAAAGTAAAAGCTCCGTTCAATTTCTCGCCGCACGTCGAGCACCTGAAACCGGATGCCGACGAGTACTTCATCTATGCGAACGACTTGCCCATATTCTGGACTGAGAGTATCGGCGAGGCCGAAGAGTTCTTCTATGACGCCTGCTCGCGCTGTCACAGTCTTGCAACCAAGCTGAAGATTGTGCAGACCGACGACGCCATTCCGCTATGCGCCTGTGAATCCACCGGGTGTACCGAGGACGAAGTGGCGGCCTTGAACGATGTAATAGACCGGCTCGAGTAACAAAAGAACCTTTAATCGGAGAACAGATATGCCCAACGCAAACCTCAATAAGGCCAAGGCCGCCAAGAATGACGAATTTTATACCGTAATCGCGGACATTGAACGCGAAATGAACGCCTACTACGACCGCGACCCGGATGTTTTCCGTGGCAAGACCATCCTCTGCCCGTGTGACGACCCGACTTGGAGCAATTTCGCCAAGCACTTCACGCAGAACTTCGTCCGCTACGGCTTGAAGAAGCTCATCTGCACCGGCTACCACAAGGGCGGCAAGGGCCTGAAGTATGTCCTTGAAGGCGACACGGACGGCAACGGCAAGGTCGAAGAAGCCGACATCGCGGCTACCGAAATGGAAGGCGACGGCGATTTCCGTAGCGAGGAAGTCCAGGAACTGCTCGAAGAAGTGGACTTCATCATCACGAATCCCCCGTTTTCATTGTTCCGCGAATTTATCGCTTGGATTAAGGAACACGGGAAAAAGTTTGCAATTATCGGAAACCAAAACGCTATCACCTACAAGGAAGTGTTTCCCCTCATCAAGGATAACAAGGTGTGGCTCGGTGCTACCGGGAACAACACCGACATGGTGTTCCGCGTCCCCGAAGGTGCCGAAATCAAGCCTTCCGACCGCGCCAAGGCCGAACGCATGGGCCACAAGGGCAGCTATACCCGTCTCGGGAACAGCTGCTGGTTTACCAACATCGAACATGGCAAGCGTCATGAGTTCCTCGACCTCTGCACAATGGCACAGCTGAAGAAGCGTGGGGTGGAATTTCCGCACTACGATTTTTACAAAGCAATCGAAGTGTCCAAGGGTGCATACATCCCCAAGGACTACAAGGGTGTAATGGGCGTCCCTATCACCTGGTTGGACAAGTACAACCCGGAACAATTTGAAATTGTTGATTGCAACGATATCCGCCGTAATCAAACTGTTCCACGTAAGCCACATGGTCTTATTAAAGACAAGGAAGGCGCAATTAACGGAAGCCCCGTATATTGCCGTCTGCTCATCAGGCACAAGCCCGCCACCGAAGAGGCCGCAAGCGGGGGTATCGGTGGGCGGTGCAAAATGAGGTCTACCCGTCAAAAATGGCTAAAATGAGCAAATTTCTCCATATTTTTAGCCGAGCAACACTTTGGGTGGACATA